GGTGTAGATTTGCCAGTTTTAACTGATGAAGTAAGGGCTGTAATGGATCGCATGATAGCTAGTGAAGAACAGATTATAGAGTCACAACGTGTGTATGGTATGAAAGCTATGTTTACTACGCAAGAAGAAAGTGGAATGGATAATAAAACATGGCAAGAATATACTGCTGCTATAAAACAAGCACAGGATGTTGCCATTGATAAGCTAAGTAAATCTAGTATGAGACAAGTAAAATGGTTGTCAAATGCTAGAAGTAGAGTATTAAAAGATTTACAAAAAGAAGTTAACACTACACGCAAAACAGTAATTGCAGAAGAAACTGCAAAAGCAGAAAATGAACAAATATATAGATTACAAAAATATTTAAAACGTGGTGAAACTATTAATGATCAAGGTGAAAAAGTTGTAGTTAAAGAAAATTACAAAATAAATGCAGATAGTATAAAAAATATTTTGCCATTTTATGACGATGCAGCAGCAACTGCATTGATTAAACAACTTGGTACAGGTAAGTACGGCATGGTTTCTAAAAACGGTATGCCAGTGCAAATGGTTGCAGAAATGTTTGGATACGAAAATCCAATAAATATGCTTGATGCACTTGTAGATTTAGAACCAATAAAAAATGTTATTAAAGAAAGAACAGATCAACGCATGGTTGACGAGTTTAGTAATTTAACAGATCCACGACAACAAGAATTAGAAGTACAAGAAGCATTACATAACGAAGCTAGAGCAAGATTTATTGCAACTGAATTAAGATTTTTAGCTACTGTAATGCAACCACAACGATTACAAGTAGCAGCAGCAAAACAAGTAGCAAAAGATATATTAGCTAAGAAAACACTTAGAGAAGTAAGACCTACATTATTTGCACGACAAGAAGCTAAAGCAACTAAGGCAGCAGAAAAAGCAATGCGTGAAGGCGATAATCAAGCAACAATACAAGCTAAAAAAGCACAATTGTTAAATAACCAATTAGCAAAAGAAGCTGTAGAAATACATAGACGTTATGACAAAGCAACTGCAAATTTTAAAAAAATATTTAAACCAGATGAAAAATTAGCAAAAACAAGAAATGTTGATATGGTTAGTGCTGCAAAAACTATATTAGCTAGTTATGGTTTTGGCCCTGCCGTAAAATCACCAAACGTATATATAGAAAAACTAAAAAAATATAATGAAGATTTATATAAAGAGTTAAAACCTATAATTGATGATCAATCAAATCTTAGAAACACTACTAATATTTTTAAAGAAGTTGATGAAATTACAAAACTAAAAGATATAAAAGATTTAGCAGTAGAAGATTTTGACACATTAGATGAAGTTATACAATCTTTATGGCATCAATCAAGAAGAGAAAAACAAATAATTATAGAAGGACAAAAACTTGAATTAGAGCCTGTTATAAACGAATTGGTAGAACGTATGAATGTTATGCCAAAAGCAAAAATTACTGGTAATACTAAGGCACAAAGTAATCTAGATAAATTGCATTCACAATTGCAAGATCAAAAAGCACGATTAAGAAGAGTAGAACATTGGGCAGATGGTATGGACGGAGCAGACGTTCAAGGAAAAGGCTCTGTATTATTTCGTGAAGGTTTAGAAGCAGGTGCATTCACAAAATATATATGGCGACCAGTAAAAAATAGTCTTACAGAATATCGTACAGCACAAATTAAATTTACAAAAAAATATGCAGATATGTTAAAAGAAGTAGATTTTGGCAATAGTTTGATTGTTGCAAATGAATTTGATACGCCATACACATTTGGTTCAGAAAGTCATGGCAGAGGAAAAGTTGAATTGCTTGGAGCTATGTTGCACACAGGTAATAAAAGCAATTTAAGAAAATTATTGTTAGGAAGAAAATGGGGCAAGAAAAATCCTGATGGCACATTAGATACTAGACAATGGGATGTTTTTGTTAAACGAATGATTGACACAAATATTCTTACAAAAAAAGATTTTGATTTTTTACAAGCTGTATGGGATTTAAACAAAGAAATGTTGCCATTATTGCAGAAAACACATAAAGATGTTTTTGGATATTATTTTAAAGAAATAGAAGCAAGTCCTACTATTAATAAATACGGCACATATGAAGGTGGTTATGTACCTGCTAAAGTTGATCCAGACATAGTTACAGATGCGGAAAGAAATGCAAAATTAGAAGAATTAAAAACTGACTATAAAATGTCATTACCTGCTGTAGGAAAAGGATTTACAAAAACTCGTGTTGAATATAACAAAGCTTTATCTTTGCATTTAAATGCAATGGTCAAACACATAGATGACGCTTTGCGTTTTGCATATGTACAACCTGCAATTACAGATGTATTAAAAATAATCAAAAACAAAGAATTTGAAACTGCATTAAATGATGTTAATCCATCTGCAATAGATTATATGTTGTTGCCTTGGCTAAACAATTCTGCACGACAAAGAACAATGTTGCGTGGAGAAAACATTCCAGCAGATAATTTCTTTAGAGCATTAAAAAAACGTACTGGGGTTAGTATTATGTTTGCTAATTTTCAAAATGCTGTACAACAATTTACTGGTAATTTTTTATCTTCAATAAAAGTTGAAGGAAAATTTATGCGTAGTGGTTTAAAACAATATTATGGTAACCCAAATAAAACTCAACAATTTATTGCAGAGTTATCACCTTTTATGAATGATCGTCAAAAAAATCAAATGTTTGATATACAAGATACATTAAATGATTTAGTTATAAATCCAAGTAAATACGAAAAAATACAAGCGTGGACTAATAAGCACGGATATTTTATACAACAGGCATTTCAAAACCAAGTTGATAGCGTTGTATGGATAGGATCATATAATCAATTTTTTGCTAAAAAACCTGCATCTATGCCAGATGCTGTAGCACAAAAAGAAGCTATAGCACAGGCAGATGCAAATGTACGTTTAACACAAGACAGTTTATTACCAGAAGATAGAGCAGCATTTCAAACTGACACAGCAATGGTTCAATCATTACTTCAATTTACAGGTTTCTTTAATACAGTTGCAAATTTAAATGCCACACAATATAAAAAATTAATTAATGACATGGGATATAAAATTACAGGTCAAGGTAAAGAACGATTGATATATACATTTATGTTTGGTATGTATATGCCAGCCGTTGTTTCAGCTATTATTGTTAATTTTTTTGGCGGTAACTTAGGTGATCAAGATGAAGACGGATACCTTGATGAAATATTTGATATGTTTTTTGTTGAACCATTAAAATTTGGATTAGCTTTTGTACCACTCGGTAACTTATTAGCAGTGCCATTTAATGCTTTAAATGACAAACCATATGATGATCGTATACAAACAAGTCCATCTATTTCAACATTAGAGAGTGGATCTGTTGGTACTTTTCGTGCGTTTCAAGCTTGGTTTAGCGATGAAAAAGAAGTAACAGGTAGACACGTTAGAGATGTATTTACATTTATGTCTTTACTAACTAATACACCACTAACTGTATTAGGAAGACCTTTTAGTTATGCAGTTGATGTTAGCAAAGGAAGAGTAACACCAGATGGCCCATTAGATTTTCTTAGAGGTATACTTACAGGTAAAACAGGACGTAGGCAAAGAAATTAAAGGTGTGACCGTAATACAAAGAATCAGTTGTAACCTTAATAAATAGGTAAAACAGTTTTTATTTCATGGCAATAAATACTACGACACGCCAAACTACTGCGTTTACTAGTGGAAATAATTTTGCTTTTGCTTTTAAAGTTTATGAAGTTGGCGATGTAAAAGTTATACAGATACAAACTAGTAATGGTGCAGAAACAGTATTAACAATAACTACAAATTATACTGTTACTCTTAATGATGATCAGGATGGAAATCCCGGTGGTACGGTAACTTTAGTTTCTAGCGGTAATGCACAAAATTTAGCAAGTGGATATAACATTGTTATTACATCTAAAGTTAGTCCATTACAACAAACAGAAATAACAAACCAAGGTGGATTTTTCCCAGAAGTTATAAACGATGTATTAGATAAAGCTGTAATTTTAGATCAACAACAACAAAGTGTTATTGATAAGACTATAAGATTTCCTATAACACAAACTGTTGGTGGTTTAGAAATAACAGAAAATGCAACTGATCGTGCTAATAAATCTTTTCGTTTTGATAGTTCGGGTGATTTAGAACTTTATAATCAATCAAGTGTAAATGAATTTACAACAGCAGAAAAAAATAAATTAGCAGGTATAGAAGCATCTGCAACAGCAGACCAAACTGCTTCTGAGATAAGAACTCTTGTAGAGTCAGCAACAGATTCTAATGTATTCACAGACGCAGACCATACAAAACTAAACGCGATTGAAGCTAGTGCTACTGCTGATCAGACAGGAGCAGAAATAAAAACAGCTTATGAAGCAGAATCTAATACTAATGCTTTTACAGATGCAGAAAAAACTAAGTTAAGTGGTGTAGCATCTTCAGCTAATAACTATTCAATATCTTCTGACTTATTAGATGAAGATAATATGGCTAGTAATTCTGCAACCAAAGCAGCTAGTCAACAGTCAATTAAAGCTTATGTAGATGCAAATAGTGGTACTACTAATTTAACTTCTACTGCTAACGGAACTTCTCTAACTGTTGAATCTAGTTCTGGTAATAATGCAAGTCTTCCAGCAGCCACTACATCTGCTTGGGGTGTGATGACAGATGATGATAAAACTAAATTAGACGGAATAGAAACTAATGCTACTGCGGATCAGACAGCAGCAGAAATAAGAACTCTTGTTGAATCAGCTTCTGACAGTAACGTATTTACAGATGCCGATCATACTAAGTTAAATGCTATTGAAGCTAGTGCAGATGTTACTGATGCCACTAATGTAGATGCTGCTGGTGCAGTAATGAATAGTGACAGTACAACTGCTGGTATGAGTTTTGTTGTAGATGAAGATAATATGTCATCAAATAGTGCGACAAAAGTTCCTACGCAACAATCAGTAAAAGCATATGTTGATACAGAAGTAGCTGGTGTTGTTGATTCTGCTCCATCTGCACTAAATACTTTAAATGAACTTGCTGCTGCACTTGGTGATGATGCAAATTTTTCAACTACAATTACAAACTCAATTGGCACAAAATTGCCTCTAGCTGGCGGCACAATGACAGGAAATATTGTCATGTCGAGTTCACAAACTGTTGATGGTAGGGATTTATCTGTAGATGGTACAAAGTTAGATGGTATAGAAGCTAGTGCAGATGTTACTGATGCAACTAACGTAAATGCAGCAGGTGCTGTTATGAACAGTGACCTTGATGGCAAAGGTGAACTATTAGTCGGTGATGGGTCAGGTGATCCTACTGCTTTAGCTGCTGGTACTAATGGCTATGTTCTAAAGGCTAATAGCAGCACTGCAACAGGTCTTGAATGGTCTGCTGCTGGTTCTGGTGGTGATGTAAACCAAAATGCTTTTTCTAATATTGCAGTCTCAGGTCAAGATACCGTAGCTGCTGATAGTGCAACAGATACTTTGAATATTGCTGCTGGCAGTAATGTCACCATAACAACTACTGCTGGAAGTGATACTGTCACTATTGCTTCTACAGATACAAACACTACTTATAGCGTTGGAGATGGTGGTCTTTCACAAAATAACTTCACTGATGCGTTAAAAACAAAACTTGATGGTATAGCTGCAAGTGCAAACGTAGGTCTTACTGATATCGTTGGTGACACTACACCACAATTAGGTGGAAATTTAGATGTTCAAGCTCGTGAGATTACTACAAGCACAACTAACGGTAATATTGTTCTTAATCCAAACGGTGAATTTGGTGTAGTCAGAATTAAAGGTGATAGTACTAATAGTATTGATGGAACACTAGAACTTAGGTGTTCATCAGACAGTCATGGGGTAAAAATTAAATCACCACCCCATAGTGCAGCACAAAACTATACATTGACTTTGCCATCCAGTATTGTAAATGGTGCTTTCTTAAAGACAGACTCTAATGGTGGTTTAAGTTTCGCAACCCCTACAGACACCAACACACAATTATCTAACGCAGAAGTTAGAACTGCTGTTGAAGCAGCATCTGACAGTAATGTGTTTACTGATGCAGACCACACTAAACTTAACGGTATAGCAGCTTCTGCTAATAACTATGTCCATCCAAATCACTCTGGAGAAGTTACTTCTACTGCTGATGGAGCTACTGTTATTGCAGATAACGTAGTTGATGAAGCAAACCTCAAAGTAAGTAATACACCTACTAATGGTTATGTATTAACGGCTCAATCAGGTAATACTGGAGGTCTAACTTGGGCAGCACAATCAGGTGGTGGTGGTACATTTACAGTTCAAGATGAAGGAAACAGCACTGGTGATGCTGCGGATACTTTAAACTTTGTAGGTACTAATATTGCTGTTACTGGAAGTGGATCTACCAAAACAATTACTCTTACCAGTAGTTCGGGTTTAGCTAGTGATGCTTACAACAATACTATTGGTGGTACAGATGCACTTACAAATGCAGGTAGTGGTACAAATGCTAATACAGCTTTTGGTAAACAAGCTTTAACAGCACTTAATGGAGGACAATATTCTGATGCTTTTGGTTATCAAGCTTTAAGGGTTGCTACTACTGGAATTTATAACGCCAGTGTTGGTTGTTTTTCTGGATATAATATTACAACAGGAGGGAGTAATTCTACATTTGGATATTACTCTGGTAACAACATTACTACAGGATCTAATAATATTGTTATTGGTAATAGTACAACCGCTTCTACAGCTACGGTTTCCAACGAAATTACTTTGGGTAATAGTAGTATCACCAAGTTTAGAGTTCCGGGTTTAAATTTTGTAATTAAAGACAGCACAGCTACAGATAATTATGTTCTAACAGTTGACTCAAATGGAGAGGCAGGATGGGAAGCTGCATCAGGTGGTGGCGGAGGTTTAAGTTCTGACGCACAGAATAATACTGTTGGCGGTAGTAATGCTGGTGACAGCATCACTAATGGTACTAATAATACTTTTTTCGGTTATAACGCTGGAACAGCAACTACTGCTCAAAATAGAAGCACTGCTTTTGGAAGTGAAGCTTTAGCCGCTGCAACTACAAACTCTGGTGACAACAGTGCTTTTGGGCATGAAGCAGGAAAAACAATTACTAGCGGAACTGCCAATACTTTATTGGGGAGAAGGGCTGGTCAATCAATTACAAATGAAACTGGCAATGTTGTCGCTGGATTCATGGCTGATACCGAAGGTAGTTATAATGTTATATTAGGGCAACAAGCTGGTCAAAATAGTACAGGTGGCAATAGTGTTGTTATTGGTACTTTTGCTGGACAAGATTTTACAGGTGCTAGTAATCATTATATTGGTTATCAATCGGGGAAAGATGCCACTTCTTCAACTGCAAATGTATGTAATGGGAGAGAAAGTGGTAAAGCACTCACTTCGGGTAGTTACAACACTTGTCTAGGACATGAAGCTGGAAAAGCTTTAACCACTTCTGGTTATGGAGTATATATTGGTTATAAGGCTGGAGAAACATACAGTAGTGAAAACCAATTTGGAGCTTCTGCTGTATGTGTTGGAGCACAAGCTGGTGCAACTGCAACAGGTGTTAAGAATACACTTATAGGTACTAAAGCTGGTCAAAATATAGGATCAGGAAGTAATTGTGTAATTATAGGAAACGAAGCTGGACTATTTGGAAGCGGTAGCTATAACGTTGCAATAGGAGGAGGAACATTAAGTGCAGCATCAGGTGCTGGTTCTAACAATGTTGCAGTAGGATTCAATGCTGGAAATGATGTAACTACAGGCGATGACAACACTTTTATAGGAACAAATGCCGGTGATACTGTAACAACTGGTGATAACAATATTGCTTTAGGACATGATGCAGCCCCTAGTTCTAACACAGTATCTAATGAAATCACTTTAGGTGATTCCAATATTGCTACCTTACGTTGCAATGTACAAACAATCAGTTCACTTTCAGATAGAAGAGATAAAACAAATATCAATACTCTTGATCTTGGTTTAGATTTTGTAAAATCTTTAAACCCTGTCAAGTTTAAATGGGAAACCAGAGATGGTAATGGAAAAGATGGATCGTACGAAGCTGGCTTTATAGCACAGGACTTCCAGCAATTACAAAAAGATAATGATGCTGATTATCTTAAACTTGTTATGGATACCAACCCTGACCGTTTAGAAGCTTCTTACGGTAAACTTATACCAGTTCTTGTCAAAGCGATTCAAGAACTTACAATAGAGGTTGAAACACTTAAATCAAATGGCTGAACGTACTACTGATGAGGTTGCAACTATCTTCACTAATGCTGGAGATAGCGTAACTGTAATTAACGAACTTGCTGCTTTGTCTTCTCTAACAGATGAACAAAAAGATGAAGTAAAGAGAAACGTTGAACACCTTGAAATTATCAAGGCTTACAAAAAAGAAGATGGTACTACTAGTATCTGGGGTAGTGAAGACTTTACAGCACAGGATGCTGCTGTAACATTAGGCAAGACCAAATATTAACTTATGCCTAGAAAAACAACAGAAGAACTTCAACAAGAACTTCAAACGTTACAGAAGAACTTTGACGAAGCTGTACAGGTTCAAAAAAATTGTCAGAACAGAGCTATTGCTATCAATGCAATCTTAGCTGATAGAGCAGAAGAAGAACCCGAAAAAAAGAAAACAAAAAAGGAATCTTAATTAGGACTTGTCCTGTCTGCGGTAAATCTTTTGACACAATGGAACAAAGAAGAATTTATTGCAGTGGTGCTTGTAAAACAAGATCATGCAGATCTAAAATTGTTACTTAAGTTTTTCTTGCAACTGCCTAGTCATTAAACTCATAGTGACATAAAGAGGGCTGATTGCTACGATAAGAAACAATACGACTACTGACATAAGTGCTGTAGCTCGTGCTATCTGTTCTTTAATCATGAGAAAAGTTTTAGACATTATTACCATCGTAACTGGAATTCTTATGTTAGGAATTTTAGGCGGTGGTTTTTTTACATACAAGTATGTCCAATCACCCCAATTCCAAAAAAAATTATGGATAAGGTACTTGGCGAAGTCCAAGGATTAATCCCAGATGTACTTGGCAATGCACTACCTGATATGACAGGGCCATCAATACCAACACCATCTCCTATGAAAGAATTAAAATTTTAATTGGAAATACCTGAGATACATATACCTGATGTTCACATCCCATATACCTATGTGCCTGACTATAACCATTCAAATGTACAAGTTATAGGTTGCACTTACTACCACAGAGATACAAAAAATACAGGCAATAGAAATTTATTAATAGAAGATTCTAATGGTGTAGTGTCAAATTGTCCGTACCCTAGTTATAACCCATTAAATTATGTACCAGATCAATTAATAATTACTGAAGAGATGCCTAATCTTGCTAATGAAGGTGAAATGCCAACAAGCGAAACACCACAACCTGAAATACCTAAAGACAAAAAAAAAGAAACTGAATACAAACCTTGTCCTCCTAGAAATGCACCATTTAGAAAAGGAGATTTTAAAAACGAGCTTCGTATTGAAAGACTGTTAGACTATGAAAAAGACGTATCAGATGGTTCTTGTAATGCGGTCTGGGAAAAAGTACCTTTTGTCGATCAATACATCCCAACGGCTAGCGTGGTTGTCTCTACTATTTTTATCGCTAGTGTGGCTGCGACTACACCTATTATTATCCAGCTTATAAAACCTTTGATCAAGCAACTTATAAAGAAGGTTACTTCTCGGAAGTCAAAGAATGAGAGTGAGGAATTACCTGACCGGGAGGAACTGTAACTGCAATACCTTCACATATAGATGCATACTTACCAGTAAAAGTTACACCTAATTTTCCCTGCTCACCACATACCTTAAGCCTAAAAAGGGCAAGCTCTAATTTTCCCTTTTCATATAATAATTTTTGATTTTTTATATTTACCTCTGTTGCCTGATGGCATAGTGCAGGTGCTTTGCCTAGCGGAATACTAAACTGTGCTGATATACCGTAGTTTAAATTGTAGTTATCTTTTTCAAACCTTGGTGTTTCTTGGACATACTTGATAGCACCTGTATCTTCGTCATAAATATTTTGTCTAGTCACAGTTTCTTTAGGACGATTAAATGACCATGCATCAGTTACATAAGGAGTAATGGTAAGGCTAGGAGAACTACAAACAATACCTTGACTCATCCTAAATTGTGGAGTTGAGCTAGGAGCAATCATAGTAGCGTTGTTATTAACTGTTCCCTGTGCGTTGCTAGAGGGGCTCGCAACGGTTGTATTAGCTAAAACTTTACTTGGACATAACAATAATAAAATTACTGCCCAAACGTAGTTTCTACGGTGGTGGTAGTGGTTGTGTTTATTGTGCGATCTATTGTAGTTATTGTGTCTAGTCCGGGAGAAATTATTGACTCGACCAAACTGAAAGGTTGACCTGCGTTTACTATTTTCCATCTAGGCACACTTTCCAACGTAGGACTTGTATATGAAAAGTTAATCCCATTAACTGTTTGCGTAGCTTCTGCGGTAGGAATAGCATTAATATAACCATTGACATCCGCACTCTCTATGTTCGTGCCTGAGACGCTTAGAGAGTACCCTGTACGAAACTGATGAGATACCACCTGCTCTGTTATTACACTTTGTGTTTGGGAATTTGTGCTTGAAGATCCTGTACGAAAGGTTGGTACTACTGGGTTTGCAAAGATTTTGAAAGGAAATATTATTAAAAGTAGCAGCCAAAATTTAGTCAATGGTAATGGTTACTGTTGTTGATCCTATGCAACTAGAGCCTGATCCAAATGCACCACTACAAGTATGAACACCTGACGATAAAGAAGTCATAGCACCTGATCCTAAAGTACCTCCACTACCTATTGTTGTTTGTCCTGATAGATGAGGTAATGCTGCTATGCCTGATGAAGGAGTAATTGCACTTGGAGTAGCATCCCCCATATTTATAGCTTCCGTTAACGAAAACGCTGACCCTGCTGTAGTGACTGATTTATCAGTTTGTATAAGAGCCGGAACACCTGCGGTTAAACTGCCTATATTTAAACCACCTATTTGTTGTGCCGTAGTAGATCCACCACTAGTAACTGAAGGAGTTATGTTGTTACCTGATATTGAATATGTAGTACCCAATTTATTTGTTACAGAGTACGGCATGTCTACACTTATCTGTGCAGATGTCGTAAATTTTTGAGTGATGTCTGCTAATGCAACAGTAGGGCTGAACAATAGCAGTAGTGCAAATAGTTTTTTCATTTTTTTGGTTTGGGATCTACTATTTCCGCATTTTCAATACGAAGCGGAGTCTCAATTCTAATCGTTTGGTAATTACCAGACTGTGATGCTAGTAACGCTTCTACTTCCTTTTTGTTTAATGGTTTTTCATCTGGTTTAAATGTACCGTCACCTCTTTTCTTAGCACCTTCCAAACCAAAACTGGCTAATGCTCCTGTCAGCAAACTTGCAGGAAAAGTTATATCTTTGGGTTCGTTACTGTAACCGGGTAAAGATATGTAGTTAAGGGATACTATAAAACCACTCCAAGCAACAACACTAAGTCTTACGATTACAGATATGAAAGCTAACTGTTCTTCTTTATCAGTAATGTTTTCTTTTAATTTTTGTAATGGGCCTTTTTTAATTTCTTCTGTCATAACTAGTTTTATTAGTCATACTATACATAATTACCTATTTACGCAAATGACAGAGGTACAAGCGATGTTGATAGGAGCAGCAGCTACTGCTTTTGTTATGGTTTTATCTAACATGAGTAACCGTAGAGAGAAAACTATTATTGATATCTACACTAGATTAAACAAGTTGTCGCAAGCGGTTAGCAGAATAGAA